CCGGCCAAATGAAAACCTGCAATGTGATGCTTCTTCCCCAAACCTACAAGCGTGCCCATGCACAAACCATTAAACGTGTTTATAGGAAAATTATAATCCAATCCTTTGAATACACCCCCGCGTTCTGTATAAACACGCTTATAAGTCGCACAAAAAGGATCACTAACTTTCACACAATGACTATCGTTATATACCATACGGCAGTCAATACTTTTACCATCATATATCTCAGCTGTGGGCAAATATCCAGTAATGTCTTTTTGATCTCCCATTTCTGGAAGATACCATAAACACAAATCTCCACTAACTTTAATAGTGGAAGCCGGATCCAATATCACATTGGCAAAATTCCCTGCTGGACGCTGAATTTTCGCCTTCATCGACTGCTTTGGCACCACATGGCCAGGTAAAAGCCATATATTACTTTCTATTGGAACAATATTACAAAATTCTCCATCTTCTTTCTCAAGAATGCATTGACGTTTGATCATCATGTTAATAATATGCTGATCGCATGTGTTCTCTGCATCATGCCCACGCGAAACCTTATAACGATACGGGCGTTCTCGAATTGCACGTCCAATATCGCCCCACCACGGGTGTTCATCATTTTGCCACGGTTTCTCATTAATTTCAAAACCGTTGTTAAAACCATCACGTTCTCCTGCTTGCACATGCTTTAAAGAAGCAAAATAGGCACGAGCTGCATTGTGCAAGAATTTCCACATAAACATGCCCCCAAATGCAAACAAAATTCTACGCTTGGTCTCCCAACTTAATTCTGAAAACCAAACTGACGGACGAGGACAATGCGTATATCGACTCAATAACTGGTTGCGTAATTGTCGAACTTTAAAACAAATCAATACAATAATCATTCCAAATACAAAAATAACGAAAGTTCCGCAAAACCGTGCTCCTGAAAATTCTGCAAACGTAATAAAACCTAAAATACATATAAAATGAGAAACATAAAATTTCACAGCTTCAATAAGTTGATTACGAAACTTGTAACCCATCATCATAAGTCCATATTGTGTGTTAAAAAATTCCGCGAGCCAAATATCAATTCGAGCACACACGCGTTCCTCCATAGTAAGATACCATTCTCGAACTTCGCAAATGCCAGGCAAACCGGCCTGAGAATCCAATTTCTCACACTTACAAAATTGTGAGGGCTTCTTGCATTCCGAACAAATCTCGAAAACATCATTTTGACGTTGCCCAGCAACAAATGCACGTTGTCCCTCGTAATGCTCAAGGGCTTCATCCTTCAAAAAATCCAACAATTCTTCGATACTCAACCACTTATTCTCCCCAAAAACATATTTTTTAGTAAAAGATTGCTTAAGCAATTTATCAAATTTTGTCGAACCTCCCCGTTCCACAGGGATCCAAGTATATGGACGAAACAATGCGTAATCTGGAAACATGTCGTTCCCAAACCTTAGCGCCTTGACCTTATCTAAGCGAGCAGAATCTTTTTCTCGAAATTCAGGACGAACTACTTGTTCAATGTGGACGTTAAAGCGGCGATAAATTGCCTCAGGTTCATTGACCCAATTTGGAGCATCCAAATTATCAACATTTGTCGTAGCAGTAACCACACGAGGATCAAGCATAATCTGTCCCTTCTTTTCAGCTTCTGCCACGGTAGCAGGCATAGGTTGATTATTGTTTAAAAGAATGATTTTCTCAATCGGACATTCAGTTGCCTTATCCGATTTAACCTGAGCAATATCATCAATGCGAATTATGGTGTGATGCGTACAAATGCCTGACATAAATTTGTCCT